TGGACAGTGGTCTACTTACCTATCAGCTTCGGCTACGAGCGATTCTTAACCCATTGTCGATTCACCCCTGCTTTTCATGGAAGCCCACGCTTTCAGTACGTCGTCACCAACCTATGCGCTCCAAAAGGCGGGGCCCTGAGATTATGTGAACTGTATGATTTCTACCGATCCCCTTTCATTTCGGCCCCTGACGTGTTCTGCCCGGCTTATGGTGGCGCGAGCATACTCCGTGGCGGTGCGTACCATTCGGAAGTCAAGTTTTGGCAGGCCGTCATGGCCGTTGGTGCCAAAGTCTACGGAATCGATGAGCTCTTCTTTCTCAATCGCAATCCACTGCTGGTCATCACCGACGAAGACTTGTTCGAGAAGGGTGGCCTATTCTTCCCAAGCACTGAGGTGCCGCCCTTTATGTTCACCCGTCTGGAGTGGGGAAATCCCAGTCTCACAGTTCATCAGCATCCTGGGGGGCCCGCCGCCGGAGTCATCGACAATTTGTCTATCGGCGTCGTCAAAGCCAGCGCAGCCTCGCCGTCAGGTTGGAGGGGCCATCCATGGTCACGCTATTCTGAGGCCAAAAGTAGGGCTCGCATCGACGCCGATAGATCAGGCATAAAGCAAGAATTCCAGTTCGATCAACGAGTCCTAAGGCATGGCCCGAGATACGCCCATGGGCAGATCGAACTCCCTCACTTTGGGGACCGCGTCAGTCCAGTGATGCTCGATGGCGCCGGTTGGCGGCCGGAGGAATCCGTCTATGGGCTCCGGAACACAAGGTGCTGGGGTCGATCCCACCAGGCCATGTCGCCTGAGCTGCTCAATGTGTGCAACCTGGACATCAAGCGCCGATGGGGAAGCGCACATGACACTCTCCTGGATCAGCTCCTGAAATTGCAGACCTGGGCCGCTGGCCTACCGAACCAAACCTTGGTGGCATCCCTCGGAATCCGTTCAACCTCAGACATGGCAGCGGTGATCCACCATTGGGGTCATCTTTACGATAGGTTCATCGTCTTTACGGAAGCTGAGATCCCAGAAGAACATTGGCATGAGAGAATCTATTACGTTCGGGTTCCCTTGGTGTTAGGTCACGGATATGCCATACAGCTCATGCGGTGCGTTTGGTTGCATCTTGACGTGGCCGGCAATGAAGTCTTAGGCTGCATCATCAATGACCCGGTACCGGATCCGTGCGTCCCTCACGTCAACCGAATGGACCTATACGAGGTCCTCGAATATTACGACGTGGCAAGCCTGGCCGCAGTCTTCCACGGGACAAACCCGGCACCTGGGTTGGCTGGGTATTTCGGGTCCAGACGGGTCGACCTCGCCAAGTTCGTTGCGCTGGCCTTGGACGTAGGCTGGGTGTACAGCTTCGATGAATGGTGGCACCTATACCTCAAGATCCCAAATTTCATGACTAGCCGTTTCACCCTCGGGACGGTCCCGACCTACCCGCACATCGCTGAAGAAATCCCGTTCGAAATCTGTTCACTCGAGCATGGGCGCCGAGTGGTCGGAACTTACCGATACCCGTTCAGTTCTCATGAGCGTCCAAAACATGCCAGAAACGCAAAAGTGATCCGAACCATGTTTGACCATTTGCCCAACGAGGCGGAATTGGAGGAATATGAGGGCCCACTACGATCAGCTTGCAATCGATTTACCCTACAGAATGATTTATTGACTATCTTCACCTGGGGCACCAGGGGGGACCGGCTCCCCGTTGCGTTCATGGCCAAAGAACTCAGGCGGATGGGCTGCAATGTACTGGTCGTGCATATCACAGCGCCCGCTCAGGGCCTTGAGGACTTGAGACTGTGTGAAGACAGGAAGGCATGGCGCCTCTTACCCCGCCTTGCGCAGGCACGCGCGGTCATGGCCAAAACATCTGGTCGCATCATGCACCCTTACTACTTTTGGAGGCTACCCGGCGCGTTGACGTACTCGCTCGCCCCACCAAGCAGTGACTCGACAGCTCCTTGTGGGGGGCTTCCAAGGTGGGTTGACTGGGCAGTCCCGTACATGCTTCGGCTTTTCGAGATTGACGTACACATCGCCTTCGCCAATGGAATATCCTACTTTGAGAGGAGTCATGATGGGAAAACACCACTTACCCTCCAGGACAACAACGGGAAGGGTCGTCAAGTGGTCGTCACGGGCAGTTCAAGCATACCCATCCCGCCTGAGTTCACAGGTTGGGACGTGTTACCAGGTGGCGATCATCTGATACAGCTGAGGGAAGTCACGCGAGTCGCATGTGCAGGTGGCGCGGGCCTGGTCGCCACCTGCCGAGCAGCTGGAGTCAATCAAGTAATCACATGGTCGAATGACATTGACCGCCAGTGGCTGAATCCTCGCAATGCGGGACATAGACCCACAACTCAACCCACTCGTGACACTTTCGTAGCTCTGGCCCTCCAGGTCCAACCAAATCTCACGGCAGTCAAACTGGCGCTGGGGACACCAGCACTCTGGCCACGGATTGTCTACTGGGGCCTAAAGTGGTCTGGCCTGGTTCTCAACGTCTGGAGGATCTGCTTCCTTGCGTGGTCGTTTCGCTATCGACTAAACCTCATGCCGACCATTGATGGGACGTTACTATGGACACTAGGCTTACAGTCCGCAAAACGCTCACCACTCCTCAATCTGGTTGGCCTGGTCGCTGGTTATGCCACCATCACGATCATGAAGGCCTTCCTCGGTGTGGGCACACTAGGTCTGATCATGCACCTGGCCAAGCGTGCATACACCGCCGGGACGAGCCCGTTCTTTATTGCATTCCTTACATTGGGG